CCGACGGGGCGCCGGGTGCGGCGGGGGCACCCGCAGCGGCGGCGGGCGGATTAAGCATCGGCAGTGGCTCGTGCTGAAGCCCGGGAAAGCGCCTGCCAAGCTGATTGAGTTTGTCGCGATAGATGTCTTGCACCTCGCTTTGAGCTTCAGCAAGCTTCTTGAGGGCTCCCTTGACGTTCTCTTGGTCGTAGGGCTTTTCCATAATCTGTTTAAGAGCGCGATCAGCATCGCCCTCGGTTTTTGTTCCGGGCGACATGCGCAAGACCGCATCGACCGACGCTTGCACGTCGGACATCATTCTGAAAAAGCGCTGGCTTTCGGGGCTGGACGCGCCAACGAAGTTCAGCGCTTGATATCCTTTAACGCTAGCAAAGTTCAGCGGGAGCTTGCCCTCCTCGATGTCCTTAACGTGCTGACTCATTCGGCGCGCTATTCCGCCGGCTTCGTTTTCGTGCATCTGCGCCTGTGAGTAGGCATTGATGGCCGGCACGGTCGGCTGCCCGGCTTGCTCCGCCCTTCGCGCATCCTCTGCAAGCCGGCGGTTAAACTCTCGCTCCGCATCCTCGCGACGACCGGCCGCAATCTCGGCGCGCGAACCAGCGGCCATGCCTGCAATCAACCTGGCATTTTCCCGCTGTTGTGCCGCTTGTTCTTCGCGGAACGCGCGGTCCCTTTCCTTGTCCTCCGCCCGCACCACGCGAGCGCGCTCCTTCTCGGCGCGCGTCTCGGCCATCTGGTACTCGCCGCCGCCGATGATCTGCGCCCGCTGGCCGAACTCGCCGCCCATGGCGCGCATGGCAAGGGCCTGCCGTTCCTCCGGCGTCTTGGCACCACCCAACGCGGCTGCAAACTCCTGGCCCTTCTTGATGTCGCCTTCGCGGAGCTCGCGGGCCTCGTCCTCTGCCTTCTTCGACAGATACGCGCCACCCGCGCCCTGCAGGATTTTCGCAAGAGTCGCGGCGATTGGCACGGGCGCCGGGATGCCCTGATACGAGAACTGCTCTACGGGCTGGAACGCCTGCTGCTGCAGCGCCTCGGCGTATTTCTGCCGGCGCGCGATTTCGGCCTTCTGGGCTTCGTAGGGATCGGGCAGGTTGAACGAAACGGCCATGTCACAGCGCTCCGTAATTCACCGCAAGGTATCCATCGGGCATCATGCGCACGGCATGCGGTAGGATCGGCAGCACTTCCTGCGCCATCACGCCCCGCTCGCGGCGACCTTCGATGTCGTACTCGTAGACGCCGAACCCGCGCGGATGCGTGCCGACGCGCACGATGTTGGACTTCAGCCTGCGGTCGGAACGCATGTAGAGGCCCGCTGCGGTGCCGAACAGGTTCCCGAGCGCCTGGGTCTGAGCGTTGATGCCCGACTGCGCGATGCCATACTGCGTCAGCGCGTTCTGGCCCGCCGCCTGCGCCGCGCCGAAGATCGGCGCCGGGGTCACCTGCGTTGGCTGGTAGCCGCCGAACTGAGGCATCATGATCTGCGAGCCGCCCATCAGCCCGATGATTTCGTTGAGCGGCTGCGCGCGAAGCATCAGCTGCTGCTGCAGAGCCTGCTGCTGCGCGGTGTTTCCAAACTGTGCGGCGGCAAGCGCCTGGTTGAAGGCCTGCGTTTGCGCCGCGTTTGCCGCTTGCTGCTGCTGAAGGGCAGCGGCTTGGTTCTGCGCAAGCGCCTGGTTTGCCGCTTCGGCGCTCTGCATTCCTGCGCCGAACGCCGCAAGTTGCGCCTGGTTGCCGAACTGGCCCGACGCAAGCGCTTGGTTGAAGGCCTGCTGCTGGGCGGCATTCTGCATTTGCTGCTGCTGAGCGAGCATTGCCTGGTTCTGGGCAACCGCTTGGTTGTAGGCCTGCTGGTTCTGGAGGTTGGCGCCAAAAGACGCAAGCTGAGCTTGATTTCCGAATTGACCAGAGGCAACTGCTTGATTGAACGCCTGCTGTTGTGCAGCATTTGCAGCCTGCTGCTGCTGCAAGGCTGCGGCCTGGTTTTGCGCAATTGCCTGGTTGGCGGCTTGCTGGTTTTGCATGCCAACGCCAAAAGATGCAAGCTGCGCTGCGTTGCCAAACTGACCGGATGCGACGGCCTGATTGAATGCCTGCTGCTGCGCGGCGTTTTCCATCTGCGCCTGCTGCGCAAGCGCCGCCTGATTCTGCGCGAGAGCCTGATTGGCCGCCTGCTGCCGCTGCATCTGCGCGCCAAAGCCAGCGAGCTGCGCCTGGTTGGCAAAGGACGCAAGCCCGGTTGCTTCAGCCAAGCCCTGCTGCCGTGCCGCCATGTCGAGGTTCAAGCCCTGCAGCGCAGCCTGCGACCGCAGATCGTTCTCCTGCTGCGACTGCTCGGTCATCGCCGCTCGGTAGGCTTCGCTGCCGCGCGGGATGCCTTGATTGACGAGCTGGTTTTCCAGCGCCGCGCGCGATCGCGCCAGCGATGGTTCGAGCCGCGCCAAAATGGCCTGCTGGGCGGTCGCGCCGGCGCCAACGGGCATGGCCGCCAATCCGGTCAGGTCGATGTTCGAGCGCAGGCTGGGCGCAAGAACGTCTGTCTCCGCCTGTCCAAGCCCGGTCAGCGATACGCCGCGCACCGGACCGCCTGTCGCTTCTAGCTGGCGCTGCAATTCAGGCGCAGCAATGCCGCCGCGCGCCAATCCATACGCTCCTAAGTCGGGCGATGTTGCTATTTCTCCAGCATAGCCAAGACGACTCTGCAGGCGCGGCGCGCGCACGCCGCCGCGGGCAATACCGGCCGCAGCCAGATCCGGCGCGCCCAAGATCTCTCCGGTGTAACCGAGGCCAGCCTGCAGCGACGGCGCGGCTGGTCCGCCGCGCGCCATGCCCATGCCGGTGATGTCGGGAGCGCGCGCAACATCGCCATACAGTCCAAGATCCGTCCGAACTGGCGGAAGATTGGGCGCAAACGGAGTGGAAAGCGCTCGCTGCGCCGTCCCAATGCCCTGCTCCCCGAGCTGCGCTAGCTGCCGATCGACGCGCTGCTGCGCCTCAAGCGTCGCCTGCGCCTCGGGCGTCAGGGTCTGCCGAACTGTCGGGATGTCGAGGTTGGTTCGGGTTGTGAACTGTTCGCGCGTTGGAGCCGCACCGCCGGCCGCTGCCCACTGCGCCAAGGCGCGCATGTATTCCGGCTGGTTAAGGCCATACTCGCCGGTCTGCTGGTTCCATCCCGTGAATTGCGCTTCGGTGGGCATTTCGCCGCGACCGCCGCGCGACTGGTATGCTTCCATTGCGCGATTGTAGGCGGCCTCGTCAAAAACCTCGTTGCCATAGGTCACCGTCTGCGTGCCAAGCGGCCCGATGATGTTCGGGTTCGACAGCATTGCGGAGGCGCGCGCAGCCTCGACATTGGCGGCGCCCTGTGCCCGAGCTGCTCCCGCGTAGTCAGGTGCAGGCGGTGCCGATGCTCTCTTGCCCATGAACGCCTCCAACAAAGCGGCAATCCTCGCGCCGCAGGCTGTAGATCAAGAGGTCGCCGCCTGGCGATGCGTCGCGCAGGCGCGCTTCCTCGGTAAAACCAAGGCGATGCAAGATGCGAATGCTGCGGATGTGGTCCGCGGTGGTCGTCGCGATGATCTTGCGAGCGCCCAACTGGCGAAACGGATAGTCAAAGATCGCCAGAATGAAGCTTCGGGTCAATGGCTTGTCTGCGGCAATCTGGCCTTCGACGCTGACGCCGTTCCAATCGCGATAGGACGCGCCGGAGGTCAGAACGCCGTTGCTTTCCCAGCCAATGGCCGACATGCAAACGGGGTCAAAGAACCCACCAATGCGCCCCATGACCCAGTGGCCGACATCGGGTCCGGCGACGATCATACGCCGGCCCAGCCCTGCTGGAACACGACGTCCGTCGATGCCCATTCGAGTGACAGGCCCTTGCTGGCCGACCGGAAATTGACCGCTCCGCAATAGCCAATGCCCGTCACGCCCTGCCAGTTCAGCGTGATGATCGTGCTGTCGCCCCAGTTGGCGTTGTTCCAGACAGCCGTGTCCCAGACGGGCGCTGCAGCGGCCAAGTAGGACAGCGGCGCCGCCTGGTTGATGACCTGGAAGTCGACGTTCATGCCCACGAACACCGATGGCTGACCGTCGGCAAACAGGTTGGGACGTGCGCGCGTGAAGTACTTCTGCGTTCCGCGCGATCCGAAGTAGTTGAACGCCTGCAACGCGCCAGCCGAGATTGCAGCGCCGTCATCGGCGTGATCGTCGGTCCATGCGCGAGCGACGTAGGTAGGGCCGCCAAAGTAGGGATCTTGCTTGTGCAGGACAAAGCAGCTGGCCGACCAGCTCTGCACGATGGTGTTCATCACGTACTGCTGCTGCTTGCCCGCCGCCACCGGCACGTTGACCAGGATGGCGTTGTACTTCGGGATGACGCAAACTTCCCAACCGAAGTTCGATCCATAAGCCGTCGTAGCGGCTGCGAACGCGCCCTGAATGTTGTCCGTCAGCGCTACGCGCTGCGGCGACACTCGTGCGCTGACGAGCGAGGATGACAGCGGGAACAAGCCATCGTAGGCGATGTAGGCAAGATCGCCGCCAAACTTGCCAAGGCATCGCTTGCCGATCGGGGCGCCCATCGCATAGACGCCGATGAGCGACCATGTCGAAGCGTTTGCGGGGTCTGTGCCGCGATAGATGATGATCTCGCCCTGGCTTGTCACGAACACCAGATTGTCGTCGAGGCCATAGCCGGCATCGATGGTCCACACGCCCATCGTCAGCAGATAGCCGCCCTTGCGCGCGATCGACGACAGGTCCAAAGACTGCGCGGCGCCGCCCACGGACGACGTCGGAAGATACCAAGCCTTGAGCGTGTTCTTCTGCGTGAACCAAACGCGGTTCTTGAACAGGATCACGTTGTCGAGGTCGGTCGTGGTCACGCCCGTGATCGCCGGAACGGAAGCGCCCGTGATGGCCGTCCATGTCGTGCCGTCGTACAGGCGCGGGCTGTCTGCGCCGTTGACGCAGTACATGTAGTTTCCGCCCGACGTCGCGACGTTTGTGTATTCCCAACGCGCATTCGACAGGCCGGACACCACCGCCGCGCCGACCGCGCCGGGCGTGGTTGCGTCGTAGATGGCGGTGCCGGAGCAAGCGAACAGCTTCTGCGTGGTCGCCCCGTTGTACGCCATCAGCGTCTCGACAGCGCTCGCAAAGCCGGTGACGTGCTTCTGGAACCCGCCGCGCAGCACGACGTTTGTCGCGGTCGGGAAGTAGTTTTCCAGCGACACCGCGTCGGTTGGCTTCATGTTTGCCAAGCTGTCGCGCGCGTTCCAGCCGCCGATCGGAGCGGGAAGCGATGCCACCCGCGCCGATGCGCGCTTGGCGGTGCGCAGGATGGGTGCCGGGCGCGCCATCGTCAGGTGGACCCGTAACCGCTATCTGGGATGTTGTCGTAGCCGATCAGCACCGTGCCAGGACGCGGCGCAAACGACAGGTTTGCCGACGACATGTCTTGCGCCATAGCGGTCTCCAGCTCGCGCAGGAAATCGCGATAGATTGCCGTTGTGTCGAAGCCCTTCGCCTCAAAGTACTTCAGCTTGGTCATCAGCACGACGACGCGATCTGGGTAGATGCATGTGTCGTCGTCGGCGGTGAAGCTGTTCTTGACACTACCGGCGGCCGAGTACGCCCAGCCCTTGCTGCGATACTCAAAGCCCAGATACTCGGCGGTCGTGGTTGCCGGCCAGATCTGGAAGTAGTTCCCGTACAAGCGCCACCGGATGCGCGGGCCGGTCGAGATGTAGCCCGACAGCAACCATTCCCACTGCTGCGGGCTTTCCGGTCCAAGCATCTCCCAGCGCTTGGACTTGTCCCATTGCGTGCGCGGGACAAGCGCGTCGTAGTCTGCCGGAAGCGAGTACTTGGTCTTGGCGAACGTGATGCTGGCGGCGACACCCGCAGAGCTCGGGATCTGGTTCAGCGTTACCTGCGTGCCGCTGTCGACGGATTGGATGAACGTGTCCTGGTTGATGCCCGTGCCGACAGCCATGTAGGTCGTATCGAGGCCCGTGGTGTCGGGAATGCCGGTCACGGCTGCCGACGATGTCGACCACGTGCCGGTCGTGACCAGATACTGCACCGTGAACCTGTAGGGCTTCGTCAGCTCTCGCCAATCGTGGCGCTTGAGCAGCTCGTAGCCGCTGGCATTCATCAGCGCGAGGATCTGGATCACGTCCTGCGACGTGTTGCCCGCAACCGTCGACGGGCTGACGACGCCCAGCTCGTTTGTCACCTGCTGGACAAGCTGAACCATCGTCGAGCCCATGTCAGGCACTCCTGTCGGTCATCGGCGGACGGCCGCGACGTGGCGCGTCCTCGCGCGCGGCAACAAGCGCCGCAACCTGGGCCTCCAGCGCCGCAAGCTTCGCCTTCGCTTCGACCAGTTCGGAGTTGCTGGTGGACTCCGACTTCAGGCGCAAGAACGCCTGAGCGCGCAGCCGCAGCCCGACGCCACCCATGCCAACGCGCATCATCTGCGCGTCGGATGCCGTGGCAACCTGCTCGACGGTCCTGAACTTCAGGATCTGCAGCTCGGCCACCTGTGCATCAGTGATGTCAGAAGGAGCGGCGTCGTGCCACTCCTGCAGCTTCGTGCCGGGAATGTCCCCGTTCTCGTTCTGCATCTGGAAGTGCAGCCACTGGCGCGGGAACCGCTCCTTGTGGTCATCGCGCACGGGCTGGTCGATGATGTTGGTCGTGTCGCCAGGCACCATGATGCGGATGAACGGGCGGCCAACCTCCTTGTTGGTGTAGAACTCGACATGGAGCTTGGCGTCGGCGTTTGCTTCATCGCTATCCAGCGGCATCTTACGCGCCCGCGATCGAGATCCACGTCGTCGCGGACGTGGCAATGAACAGGACGCGCGTGGTCGCCGTGACGTCGAGGGAAGCAGCGGCGGCGTTGATGGTCGAGCCGGTCGCCGGGTAGACCTTCAGCGTGTTGGCGCCAGCGTTGTAGACGCACACCATCGCGCCGGCCTCGGTCGGCGGCAGCTTGACGCCCGTGCCGGCCGCCGTGGTGCCCACGGTGTTCCAGACAGCCGAGAGCTGCAGCGCGTCGGTCGCGGCGGAGCCGGTCGCGGTCAGGCCGGTGGCGCCGTCGCCGCAGATGGAGATGGTGGCGAGGCCCGAATTGCCGGAAGCCTGCACGCGAGAAGGGATAGGCATGATGGGATCCTTTCTTACTTGCCCATAAGGGCGGCTATGGCCGGGAGAAGGCCCGTGCCGTGAACATACAATTCCGCATCGCCATCGCACAACTGACGGGACGCAACCTGAAACTCCATCGCCTGCCGGGCCATCCACGGCGCGGCAATGAAGCGCTGGTCGCCGACGCGGAACTCCTGCCGGTCGTCGCCGTCGTTGAGCTCCTGCGGATAGGCATGGCCCTCGCCAGCCGCCGAGAAGCTGCTGTCGAACCCAAAAAGGTGCAGCTTGCGGTAGCCGAGCGCGTAGGCAATCGAGACAGCCTGCAGGCCGACCGTCGTGCCGCCACCGATCAGGACGGCCTCCTTGTGGCCGATCCACTCGTCGATCTCGGGGTAGGCCGGGTGCCAGAGCGTGACCGGGAAGCGCGCCAGGGCGTCAAACATGGCCGGCGCGCACTGCGAGGCGACGAAGTAGTGCCGGGCCTTGGCGCCCTCGACGAACCGCACGTTCTCGGGCCGGGCGTCGAGCAGGACATGGTGGTCGACGGTGATCCCGGCCTCGTGCAGCAAGTTCACGACGCCATTGGTCGCAAACACCGTGGCGCCGCCATGCCAAAGAGCGTGGATCATGGGCCGCAACGCCCGCATGGACGGCCCGCCGCCCACGATGATCGCCGCCCGGTCATGCGGTTCAGCCAGATCCAGCCACGGCAGCTTGCGCGCGCAGGCGGCCTGCACGTTGGCCCGGATGTCGCCGTCGTCGGTGTTGCAGAACACCGGCAGGGTCTCATTCATGTTGGTGGCGAGGATCATCGCAGCTGCTGCGCGGTCAGGATCAGCGAAGGAATAAGCGGAACGGGAGCTGCGGCCGGGAACGACGGCATGAAGACGTTGGTGTCGTTCACCGCCCACATCAGTTCGAAATAGTCGTTTGCATTCATGGAGTTGATGAAGTTCCACGCTGCAACGGTTTCGGCGTCCGAACTGTTGATTGCAAATTGGCTGGCGGAATTGGCAACATCCACGCCATTGATCCGATACCAGATGTAGACATGCGCCGTCGCAGCAGCGCTCTTGTCCAACTGCATGCTGAACTGGAAATTGTAGACGCCCTTGACGCCGCAAACGATGCGCGAAGCGGGCGAACCGATGGTGACGAGGTAGTTTTCGACGGTGGTGTCTAGCGTGGCGGCGTAGGCCGTATTGATGACCGCCGCAGTCTGCGTGACGGTCGATAGGAACGATCCATAGGCCGGCTGGTATTGCGTGCCCTCGAAGCCTTGATGCGGCATCCATAGCGTGTTGGACGGCGCCCAGAAGCACACGCAAGAGCCTGGCGCCACGCTGTAGGACGACGCGCCGGAAATTGTTGCGCCGCTTGCCGGGTAGACCTTGAGGAGGTTGGCCCCGGAATTGGCGACGTAGATGGTCGCGCCCATCTCGCAGCCGGGCATGATGACGCCTTGGCCGGCGGAAACCGTGGTGACGCGATTGTAGATGCTGGTGAGCGACGTTGCATCGCTCGAGGTGCTGCCGGCAGCGGCCA